GAGATACTCACCTTCAGGAACGTACTTCTCATAAATCGAGCTCCCGCCTGTGACCATCACACGACCGATGGCTTGACCGCCGTTGTTGATGAGCTCAGCGCCGATGTCAGGAGAGGTGAACGAAGCGCCCGCGCCACTCGAAACCAATGTTCCTGTGTTATTGGCGTTCGGCATCTCGTTGTTGCTGTAGACATAGCAACCAGCGACTTCACCGATCAACAGCTCACGATAAGCGGCAGACTCTGGCAGGCTTTGATGCAGACCTTGCCAATGAGTGTCACGGTACAGCTGCGCCACACTCAAAGGGCTCAGGTGACAGTGATATTTGCCATCGGGATGTGTCGGCACGTTCTCTGACTGCAACAACGTCACGGCGCTGATGAGGTCGTTGAGCGTAAAGATATCAGTTGAGCCAAGAGCATCGACAGAATCACCACCACCAACACGAACGATGGTAGAGCGATCGGCTGCAAGCACTGCTTCACGAGCAGCAACACCAGCGGTCAACGCTGCGCCCAAACCGATGAAGCCAGGCCCGAAGGGCTGATCAGGATCATCTGGGGTCTGCGAAATAACGGTGTTTGCTGGCTCTGTACCACCGAAAGTCACGACGATAGGAGCAGAGGCGTTGACTGCAACAGGGCGGCCATTCAGCAATGTCTCGGTAAAGCCATTCAGCGAAGCCACATGAATTTGAGTAGCGCCGATAGCGGCGATCTCAAAAGCAGCCGTGCTACCGGACTGGTATGCACGGAACAACCGGTTACGAACCAGCGTGTTCATGGTCAAGCCCGCGTTCAAACCAAGCTGCTTGGTGTCACGGATGACCTTAGCGGCTAGCGCGGTGCGGCTCGTCGGCATGTGAGTATCGATGCTCACGCCATACTGGGCTGCTTCAGCTCTGAATTGTTCCAGCCCGTAAGTAGTAGGACTGGGATCTTGGCCAGTCGTCAATGGGGCCGTGCTGACAGGGATTAGGCCCGCGCGGGTGAATAGCATCACCTCGCCGATGTTGGCGTCCCAGCGCTCAGGAGTCGCCTCACTACGGAAAAGCAACTTTGGATAAAGCGCGTCTTTGAAGACACGTTCAAGAGTGTTGTCTTGAATGATGTTTGCAAGAGTTGCATCGAATCCTTGGAGCGAAATAGCCATGATGGAATCCTTCCTTCAAAAAAAGTTTTCTGGATTCCATGTCGCCCTGAAACCGTCTGTTACCGCCGACGTCGCGTGATTGGCTTCTGGGAACCCTATAAAAAAGGTAACCCGATCCTGGGTTCATGACAAGTGTTAGTGAACGTTGAGAGCTGCGAGTCGCTTTCTAAAGTCTTCTGGGCTGGCTGTGCTAGCGTCAAAGGCATCTGTCTTTTCTTCGGGCTTCGGAGCCGGAGAACCACCCGTAGAAGTATTTGCAGGCTTCGGCGTGGGGTCTGACTTTACCCCTAACGCTGCCGCCTGGACGTCATCAGCGAGAAGCTCATCAAGGAAAGCTCCCTCGTCAAGCTCTTCATCGTCGCCAAGTGCCATCACCTTCTCTTCAAGACGGAAGAAAGCATAGTCACGATTTTGAATACCCTTAGCAGCGCAAAGCGACGTCAGATGAGCTTTGATTTCTGCCGCTTCAGCAGCAATGAGAGCCTGTTCTTTTTCAGCCTTAGCAGCTTCTTGGGCTTTCAATGCTGACTCATACTGCTCTCTTAGAAGCTCGACTTCTGACAGCTCTTTCTTTCGTGCTTCTTCGGCTACCTTGGTCTGCTTATCAGCTTGCTTTTTCCAGTCACGCATCTCGTCAATTGACTTGAATCCGAGCTCTTCTGCAAGGTTCTTTGCAGCCTTTGATCGAGCTCTTTCGAGTCGTTCGTTCAGAGCTTCCTTAGAGAAAGTCAAAGCCTCTGGTTTGGGTTCAGGAGAAAGCTCCTCCTCCGGGGCGGTCTCCTCATTGGTTTTCTTGGGGGTTGCTTCTTCTGCCATTTGTCCTCTTTCCTTTCGGTGTGGTGAAAGGTTATGAGAACAGTCTAGCAAAAATCAAGAGGAAGGACGATCAGCTTTCACCAGGATAATCATCTTCGAGCAGATCGCCGAAGGCATCATCAACGCCCACACTGCCAGGGCTAGCAACGTATTTCACCGTTGCAGTACCGCCGGTTCCAGCGTCAGTTGCATTGAAGGCAACGACTTCACCGTCAACCTCAAGACGCGCCTCAGTCGAGCTCGGAGCACCGTCCGCCCTGGTAACGATGGTCTTCGCGCCTGCTAGCGTAATACCACCGCCAACATCCAAGGATGCTTCGATCAACTGAATGGCGCTACGTCCAGCACGGAGCGGTGCAAGACCACTTGCAGGGACAGATACCTGCTCTTCAAACACGGTCCCTTCAACCGGAATATAGACAACCTGAGCAAGGGTCGGAGCATCAGCTAGCAAGAACTCGACATCACCTTTCGGGTCGATTTTGCAATCACCAGTCAAGACCGTCCCTGATTCCTTCGTAACGATATCCATTCTTCCCACCACGGTTCCGGTGAGAACGTAGACTTCAAGAAGAGCCATTGCTTTGGCTGCCTCTGGAAGAATCAAAAATGCGCCAACAGGAACCCCCTCAAAGGTCCTTGCAGCGAGTGACAAGCCATCGCCGATGTTGACCAAACGTGAGACTGCGCCCACCTTGTTCATGTCGCCGGCATTTAGGATTTGTTTGTTCGTTCTAGGCATCTCTCTAGCTCCTTTTGCTAGGTTGACCGGCCAGCTGCAACAATATCAATCGTCGCATCGCCGTAGGCTTGAACCTTCGTAGGCGCATTCGGCGCCCTTTCAAACTCAAATAGCCCCGCCCCATAAAGCGGAACATCTTTACCAAGTGCATCGGTTGTTGTTGGTGTGGTGTACCCGAGTGTAGCAGCTCCCGTCCCAGCAAACGAGAGTATGCCCTCAGTTCCATCTACTGCTGTCTCTACCCCTGTAATCCGCAGTTGACCTCCAGAGCTATCAGCTCTCGGAGTAGCAATCCCAGCCAACGCCATCGATGAATTCACTCGGTTGATCACCTGAACCAATGTCTGGTCTGCTACGTCGAAAGTAGTAGTTACTACTGTTCCATCAATAGTGGTAATCAGCGTCTCACCACCGCCGAACCCTGTCGGATAAGTCCCTCCTACTCCTACCGCGATCGCTGCAATTGCATTGATTCGCACAGTCACAGGAGCGGATGATTTGATGTAAAGAAGCTCAATCGATGTCAACGCATCGAGGCAATCCAGGTCAACCGGATCTGACCCTGCAATAACGACACTTGAAGAAACCGACGCTTCATAATACGACCCTGCGTTGCAGCCTTGTCCAAGAGACAGCTCTCTGACTGTTTGCGACGAACTGGACGTCACGCACGTGTCGCCGTTGACAGTCAACGAGCCGCTAAGGGTGGCAATCTTTGACACTTTTTCACCTCATTTGCAGGCCAAGGCTCGAATGGTGCCCGGCTTTTATGGATTTGTAAATCGCTCCTGACATGTCTCTAGAGTAGCAGGGCATCGGATTTCTCGCTAGCTGCTACGTGGTAACGCTATGTCACGGCGCGGAATTACAGGAGGACGGAGCAAAGCTACCGCTGTTCGCCTTGCTTGTGTTTGCGCCTGGCGTTCGATAAAGCCCGCGTGACGAGCTCTATCGATTTGTGCCGAGCTAAATTGATGCATTCCTTCCAACCTTGTCCCTGTCGGAGGTTGTGAATGTGGTGTATTCGGCCATCTATCGCGCCATGGAACGACGACTTCACGGTCATTAGGGCGCGCTGGAGGTCGCAAATATTCCCGCCCAGCGCCGTCCACAAACATCTCATCAAGCTCTCTCACTTGACCATGCACCCCGATCGAATCGTTTGCTGTGCGATTGTCGAGCGTAGCTAGGATCTTCTTCTTCATGTCAGGGAACTCTGCCTTGGCTCGGTAGATTGATTCCAAGTGGGTTGCATTCTGAGCTTCAGCTACTTCGGTTCTCACTATCCGCCAAGCCCATGATCGATAACGCATGAACAGACCTTCGGGAATATCCGCTTCGGCGATCCTCGTGACGATACCCGGAGCGACTTCGACAGCACGGAGAGAGACGATACCTTTCGGGCCTCTCATCTTGACAAGAGCATCAACCATCTGACTCTGTGACCGACCTTGAATAAACCCGTCGGATAGGATTCTGTTCATCTTCCCGATCATGGCGTCACCATATCGATCAACGCTTGTAGCGTGTCTGTTGAGCAACGATGGACGAAGCCTTAGACGAGCCGCTTCTTCGACCCTCACTGGTACAGACACCCCGGTGAACGCCTGCTCGAGCCCCGAAATAAACCTTGATACGCGTCCTAACGATGTGTCCATAGCTCGAATC